TGTTTTTATGGAGAACAACTCGTAATGCCTATTAGGTCCAGCACGGATGCTTGACCAGAAGGCCCTTGCTTGCAGGTCCATCCCAGTTGGGGACAGGCTGCAACTTAAACGTAAGTTGGGAGCCACCTTTTACGGTGATCCGGGTTACGCCGTCTGCCTGAATACAATACCGGTCAGAATGACTAGAGTATGGATCAGGCAATGGCACTGTCTCTTTGCTTTGAAGAGCAGTAGCAAGTCGTAATGACTCGTTAACGCCCTTTTCCGCTTTGGCTCGTTCCGATATACTAATAGTATACGGGACATTGTTCCTTATAATACTAGAAAGTGTCGCATTGCGATACTTCTTAGGACAATGAGGGAACCATTTTGGAAACAGTCGTACTTTTTGTCGCGTAGTAAGATATCCGATACCGGCTTCGTTAAAGAAGCTTAACGGTACACAGAGACCCCGCTCGCAATCAAAGTACTGCATTCTACCTGATGGATCACGTTTGATAATGTCTGACAAAGGCCGGTAAATAACCGGCCCTTGCTGAGTCACAACATCAGTAAGAAACTGATAAATGGCTCTATAGCCTTGAGAAACTCGATCGGAAAGATCGAGAGTTCTTGGCAATAAGGCATTACAAACATGGTAGATATCCTTGGCAGTGGTTAACCGCCGTTTCAAGTAAAATGGCCGAACGTTAATGCCACTAAAATAATCCGCACCACACGACTCTTTGAAGGGCCCATCAATGAAAGATTTCTCAGTGTTAACTGAGAAGCCACTCCATTGAAGGTTTTCAATAAGTTCGTGTGTCAACCAAAGAGGACAAATGATATCATCGCCGTAAACGGCGAGATCGCACGAGTCTAGTTCGGTATGCTGAACTTCAGCTGTCGCTCTCGCGATAGCCCAGAACAGTAGCGATTCTAGCGGGAAGGTAAAGCCGTTTCCCATAGCAGACATCTTATTGTATACTATGGTATCTCCTTCTAATACACCACTTTCGTGGCGTAAATCGAAGAGAAAGCCAAACCACAAGGGATCCAACAATAATTCACAGATACCAATGGAAACGGTATCTGAAGCCGAGGCTAAATCAATAGTACTCGATTGTTGGAGGTAATTAACACGATCATCAAAACAACCTTGAATCGAACCCATTCGGGCAAGTTCTTGATTTTTTGTTTGGTCGGTTAAATCAACCCCTACTCTCTGAAGACATCTAGTCAACTCGCGCTTGATGCCGAGTTGAACATACATGTTGAGAGAGTTCCCTATCCCGATTGGACGCATAGTTTTTGCGTCCTTCATGACAAAGCTAATACGTTCAGATTCGCAAATGCTGATCACGTCGTCGAGTAGTTGAGATTCAACATACCCGGCAGACGAGTTAGGATTCGGAACCTGCTTTCGCAGAGGTTCTCTGTCCAGATAATCATACCATCTCCTGTTTAAGGAAATGGCCGCTTTTGCGTAGTTCTTGGCACTCGACGTTGCGAACAATTCAGTTGACTTGTACTTGTGGTAAACAGTACTAGCTCTGAATGGACACTCCGTTGTCGTACCTTTCCCATGTTCACCGTCACGCAGCATTTTCATAATGCGTGCCGGAGTAAGGTCACCAATGGTGTCGTGTATTAAGCGACGCGCATGGTGAACCCACTGAGGTAAGTCACTTTCCGCATAGTTGCGTAAACGAATGTTTGTCTCCCCACATTGACGTTCAGCATCCTGCCATTTAACGATGGCATTTTGCTTGGTATCATAGGGGGATTCGGCATCCGAGAAAGGAAACTTCTTCAATAACGAACAAAGGGCTCGATGACCTCGTACTAGCTCTACATCAGAAGAAGGTTCATACTTCTTTGAAAACCCATCTAATGTAGATGCCAGCTCCAAATAACCCTTGACATCCTTATCTGCACAAATACGTGCGACTGTGTGTCTAATGTTAAGAGGAAATAGATCACCCGTACCTTGAACAAAGGTACTGAGCAAAGCGAAGGGGTCTGCTTTTGAGGCAGACAGCCTAAGAGTGTAAGCCTTTTTGGCTTGCACCAATTCATCATGTATATCCGTTAGGTTATGCATAATCGTCCTTATCGTATGATACAAAGTATCAGTTATCGGCTAGATTATAGTTCGATAACACCGCGGTAGAACAGTTGCTCGACAAAGTTAGCGTCTTGCAACAGTACACCAAGTTGATGCGCGTCCTCCAAAAGATCCGCAAGGGTAGTGCCAACAGGCATACTTCCCGAAACGGCCAATTGGCGGTCACGCACAACAGTGGAACCCTCTAAGTCAACAACACTGGTACCACGAATCAAGTTCACACTTGATTTACGGTTACCGTATTGATTATTGCCGCGCTTAGGCGCAGCAGACTTACAGATGATATCCTCGGTTACGATATCTGTTGAACCAGGTCCGATATAACGGGCCGAATCACCAGAAACGCGATACTGGACAAAATCCAGAGATGAAGTGTCTTTCTTAGTTGTGGTAATCATTTGATTACTCCTAATTTTGCAGAGTCTCGGCGCAAAGCATTGTACAATGCTGCGAGGTCCGCGATTTTGTGAATGTCAAGGTTGACATCAATGTTTATGAACCCTGGTGTAGTTACAGGTACACGGTTATATCGTTCTATATGGGTGATGTATTTCACCGTATCTATAGGCAGATTATCCGATACCTGATAACGACGTATCTCCGTAGTGACCTTGATAAAGTCACGCGTTGATCCCCAGGCAGTAAGCGGTGTTACACCGACATTTGGTGTCAAGTGGTATAACAACCCACTGAGATCAACAAAATAGTCAGCAGCCCATGATAGGAACAGAAGTTCCCATGCGGCGCCGGCTAAATTTGTAAAACCCAGTTCACGCAACGTGGCTGGTGATGTGTCTACATCAAGTAGAACACCCCCGATAGCCAGACGGTCACTCGAAACTTGGTATTTTCGGATAGTTTTGATGCCATCGACCTCAGAAATTGAGACATTGGAATCAATAAAACGATCCTTTTCACCATGATTCGAGACAATACGACCGTGCTTCGCATCTAAACCTTCGTTATACAATTTGATTGCATCTTCGGCGGAATAGATTAATGGTCGAATTGCGAAACGCAATTCAAGCCACGCATCTGACAAGAAGTCAGCTGTGGCCTTGCTGTATTCATAAGCAAAAGTGGTCCCGTTACGCTTTGCAGCGCGACGTGCCTGTCTTTTAGCTTTATTGTAGGTTTTTGGAACAATTTCTTTCCATTTCCCACGCTTTACAGCTTTAACCATTGAAGCGATGCGCTCGAAGACAGAAGCGAAATACGCGACTGTCTCTTTAGACTCCCCGATCTCCTCAAGGTAGCTGAAGCTACCAGAGTTTATGTTCCCATATGCCTTATTAATGGCGATATCGAGAACAGGTCGGGTGTCTTGGTGAGATACACTCCGCTGTTGAGACCATTCAAGACCTACGGCCGTATCACTAGGTGGTACAGGCATAGGCACGTTTGGCATCGATATTTGCCCATCCAAGAAAGTCGCAGTGTTTTGATTATTCACTACAGACGGGATTGGTGTGGGCAAAGCGGGATGATGTTTATAAAAACACCACTGTTTCACTTTGAAGTTATCACAAGGGTTGTTTATGACTTCCCCTGCGTTAATCCTCTTCTTGAAGTTGGGAGTTTTAACATCATGTATCTCTCTGAAATCACGAGTAGATAAGTAACTCGATTCTTCAGTTGTCCCAGGAATTCGGCCAACCAACCCGTTAAGGTGGTTTGCAAAAGCCTGGATAGCAGCAAAAGGTCCGTAGACCTCACAAACGAACTGGACTCCAATTAATGGACTCCAGGCATCATTTGCGTGTTCTACACCAGTCACGGTACATGTATAGCGCCTGTGTTGCCACGGCCCTATATCGACGTACGTGTAATTGGTGAAGATCTTTCCTGCCAAGGGGCTAGGCCCCGGCACTGTTGTTTTTCGAAAACGCTCAGAAGGACCATCGGTCCTAGTTCGCGTATACGCGGGCGCGGTCATATGTTTCGCTCCATTTAGTTGGTTTGAAAGGATGACCGAAATCCACAAACGTGGTGCCAGCCTAGCTGGTACGTGTGCTCCGAAAGGAGC